AACCAACGCAGAATCTATTCCTGTAGTACCCTTTATCTGACCGAATATATAAGACTTTGCAGAAAAATTAAACGTGGATATGTTTATTCTTCTGCTTGAAAATTCTCCATCATATTTGTCAGATATTTGATTTTGAACCAATACTATTGGAATTTTTATATTTTTGTGAACATCATTCATATCCAATTCAATTATGTGTTCTGGATTGAAATATGGTATTATTTGTTCTATAATTTGTAATGTATCATCTATGTGTCTAGTATAGATGTACAATGATATTGATAAATTAACTGGAACTTCTTGATAAACTATGTATCCAGTATTTCCGCATGTAGCACCCAATCCGCTTACTGTATATTGAGATTTAGTTCTTCTTCTTGATGGATCTGGAGTTATAGAATTGATGATGTAACTCATCAACGGAAGTTGATTTTCTATTCTTGTTCCTTCATCGATAGACGATGGTTTCAATAAACGTTGAATAAATTTTTCTTGTGGTGCGTAAGAAATTGGAACACGTATTTGTATAGGATCTCCACCATCTGGATTTGCATGTTCAACTTTTATTGAGTTGAACAGACTTCCGAATGCCACCACCAGTTTTCTTAAATTTTTGTTATAAAAATATTCGTACATGATTAGCAACTTCCAAATGGATCATTGGGATTGAAGTTATATGAATCTGCTTCATCTTGAACAACTTCATTGACTCCTGCGGTTGTTCCCTTGTTATTATTAATTGGAATCAACATAGATCCAGAGAATCCTTGTGTATTGGTCATGACATCATTAACACCTTTGACTGGTGTATTGATCTTTTCGTAACTGTAGGTGAAGAGTTCGGCTGTTATAAAGTATGAATACAACTTACCTAATGGATAAAAAGGATTTTCATGTTCTACAAAGTTTATTTCAAATAAAGATTTTGATAATGGAAAATAAATTAAATCTCCTTCTCTTGGTCTTTTTATTGATGGTTCGCTCAGTGTTACTTCTTGATAAAATCTTTTTCTTGCAAATATCAATTCTACTTTGTCTCTAATTTCAATTCCAAATTGACTTATTACATCATTTCCATTGAATCCTTTATATGAATTGATATACATTTCTAATTGATATGCATTTTCAAAGGCCGATCCAGGATCTTCACCAAAAATTTTATCTATGTTTAAATATGCTCGGGGTACATAATAACAATCTTGCCCAACACCTTTTATTATTTCGATGGTTATATTTTCAACCAGATTTTGTTCTGATTGTTGGGTTGTTGTGTTTATGTATGGATTGATTGCCATATTATCCTATGAATGGATCTGGTGGAAGTTCGTATACCTTACGTAGTTCTAGATCGACTTCTTTCATGTCGTTAACTGCTTCAGTCATTATTGCCGAAGCATTTAGGGATGCTCCTCCCGGAAGCACTACACCTTGGAATTTTGATAAATTTTGTGCCCACTGCTTCTTTAGCATGGCAGCATAATATTTCTTAAAAATTCTGTCTTCCCATACCGCTGGATATTGCGATTCATCTAAACCAACATACCCCTCAATCAACAAATATTGTCCGGTAATTAATTTTGATAAATCTATGTCAAGCCATAAGCGTTTTGTTGTTTTTACATATGTGTATGCTGCAGGATAATTAAACACATCATTTATACCTTCAAGATACGACATTGATTCCATATATGATGCCAAAGGTGTCTGGCTTCCGGCTTGATTAAAATATAAACCAAAGAAGTCATATAAGGTCAATTGGTATCTTATGTCGAAGATATAATCTCCAATTGCGTTGCCTGCAGGATATACCTTTGTAACCGTCAATAGATCATTGTATATTGGCCAATAACCTGTAACACCATTTTCATCTGTTTTTATTTGGGCACCCAAAGCAGGTCCTGTTCCACCCAAATCAAAATATTGTAAATTTAAATCATTTTGTGTTATTGGTCTTAAAAACAAAACTCTTTGATTGAAATCAAAGTGCCTTTCTTTCATAAAGGCTAAAGCCTCATCCAATCTATCTTCTGCTTGTTGCTGATCTATATTGATCTGCAATACAGGAGCACCCAATGCTCGGAAGGTGTAATCTATGAATTCTTGACGGTTTGCTATAGCCATGAAAATATTTATGAATTTTCTAGCATTTTGTTTAATTCGTCTATTAGTTTTTCATTTTCTTCATTACTGTTTATTGTAACTTGAATATATTTTAAATTATTGATATCAAAATTTTGTATACTTTCTTTTCTATTTTTTATCTTATCATCTACAAAATTTGGATCATAATTTGTAAATCCTGGCATTTTTGCAGGGCAATTTAATACCGGATAATCCAATTTAGAGTATTCCTTGCTTTCTTTTATAAGCGCTGTGGTGTCTTTATCACCGCAACCACACTTACCGCAGTAATGCTGTCCATTTCTTTTACTTTTTTCTAGATATGGGCAAGGTGATATTTTTCCATGACCAAAACATGATAATGCTCGTAATTGTTTTGTTTGTAAATCTACAGTTTTATTTTTTATACCACGAGATGCAATAGACATTGCATACATAACAATTTCTTTAATCATATTATATACTCTGATAATTTATTATAACACCCGCTGGATAAACATATTCATTTAAAAATAATTTGTAATTATCATTTACATTTCCTGTAATAGTTATTATTCCAGGAGAAGTATAGTTTACAATTGTTGTCGTATAATCCATTCCCAATAATGTGACCAAAACATATTTTATAGCCGAGGGCGTACCTTTAGAATCAAAATAATGCGAGTCTGCTTTTATTCCAAATTTTCTTATATTTGGTAATATGGGTGACAATTCATCGGATCCAAAATCGGCTCCGGGAAAATAATACTCAGCCAATGCTTCTAAAAATATTGAATGCATCAATAATGGATTTCTTACATCTTTCCATTCTGGTTGGGCTCCGTATCCATAATCAGTGCTCATTAACCATCTTAAATAATTTTTTACAATAGTTACAATCAAAACGTCCGATGAACTGTCGTTATATTCTTTTAATATCCAGTCAGGAAATAATGATTCTACAGTTAATTTATCACCTTTCCAATATTTTCCTTGGATATTATAAAAATCGGATCCATAAACGGCTTTTACCTTTCTTATAAAGGCATCCAATTTTCCTTGTAACGTAACTGGAATGTGATTAAATAATAAAATCATAGTGAGTATACTACAGAAATTCCTGCAACAGTTCTGGATGAAAGATAATTTAATAAAAGAACTTGATCATTAGATGATAATCCTGTAACATACACCTTTACAGTTGCTGGAATGGATGAATTTGCTACTGTTATATTATCTGTATTGTTTGTATACGGCAATCCAGAACATGCAATTGCATTTTCAAAATCACTTAAAGTTACACATCTTTGTTGACCATTTGCATTAAAATTAAATTTTGCTTTTGCTTGTGCTAAATTTAATTTATCATATCCACCATTTGGTGATTCATAGTATCTTAAAGTTCCTAAAGAATTGTTTGATATGACTGCTCCATTACCAATAGATCCATTTGATTGAACAGCAGTTACTGAAACTCTATAAGTTGTAGTTATTGTTTGTGCATTGGCCAAATTATTTGTAACTAGATATCCATTGGTTGCATTTATTACTGTAAATATTTTATTGTTGGTTGTTGTTGTTTGATTTCCTTTATCAACTCGTGTCCATTTCACCGGAGTCAACAATCCCGAAGTTGGAGTTACATACAATCCTATAGTATCTGGATCAACCGAACTTGGTATAAACATCGACTGTGATGTGTAATCATAATTTGTATATGTTACAACAGAATTTCCAGAATAAAGAGTGGCATTTGCACCTTCTCCTGAAGGGATATCATCTATATTATAGAAAAAGGTAGATGAGCCATCTGTATTTGTTGCATTAAATGGACTGTATGCTTGCATTCCCGCAGTACTACCTACAGAAATTGTTGCAGATGCTCTTGCTGATCTAGTATATGGGATAACTATTGAGGCCAATGATGCTGCAGATAAAACTGATTCTGTCATGTTTGCAGAGCAAGGCCAAGAATTTGTAAATGACATCTGCCCATAAACACCATTATATGCTGTTGTGGTGGCAAGAATATTTAAAAGCATGCTCGCTGCACTGCCCGGTGCTTGAAAATCAATATCTGCTAGATCTGGCTGTTCATTTAAAAATTTTGAAAGAGATGATACAATATCATCAAAATCTAAAGAAGAAACATTTAAATTGTTTATATTATAGGTCATATCAGTGGAACCTCAAGAGTACATGTCATTGTTTGTTTTTTAATTGTATCATTTGTTGTAAATGTTACATCAAATTTTAAAATTTCATCTGTATATTCTGTTGTATTAACAGTTACATCATATAAAGTTGGAATTGCATATTTTATAACATTTCTTATATTGCTATTAAGAGCAGGAAGACTAATTCCCATTGAAAATTTAAAAGAATAATAATTTGAACCAAAATTTGGATCAGCCATCAATTCACCTTTTTGAGTCAAACACGCCTGCTCTATTTGTTGAACAATTTTATTGTAACCAGTAACTACAGCAATATCTTTTATCTGATTTGCTGTAGTTACTTTACTAAAAAAAATGTTAAAATCTTTTGAATTTTTAGGCATCCACAATATTTATGAATGTATTATGGTGTTTCTTATTTTGTTTCTTTTTTCTCTATCTTTAATTGCCAAGGTGTAGTCTCGGCCAATTTACTTAAAGTTAATGCAGTTTCATGAGTTCCACCATTTGTCACTACATGCTTTATTCCAATTATCCAATATTTTCCATTTAAAGTTGATGGTACTACATCATAAGGGTATCCGCTCGATCCATCTGCAGATATTTCTACTACTTGACCTAAATTTAATCCAAAATCACCACCAACTACTATTGTTAATTTTCTTCCATATTTAATTTCATCCATAAACTCCTGTCTTTTTACAGGAGATTGTTTTGGTGTATTCCAAAAGGTTGCAATATTTAATCTTAGTTTTAAATATGCGTGAAATTTTTCACCTATTTCGGGGCATATGCAACTATAAGGTGATTCCGGTGACCCCCAAAGACATCCTAGCCATGCTTGACCTAATCCAGTAGCACCACTTGATCCATATACTTCTTTACATTCGTCTGATGCGTCGTGTAGATAAGACCCTTTTGGTCCTCCAGTTATACCGGGTATCGTTGCTTTTAATCCAGATCCTTGTGAACCCAATAATAATGCAGGTGCAGTAAAACCTGTTCCCGGTCCAGTCCATAAATTATAAAATGTTGTTCCAGTCACTCCAAGATTATAACCAGAAGTAAATCCTAATGTTTTAGCAATTTCATATATACTGGGAAATCTATTAAAACAATCAGATATTGTATACGGTGCTTGTGTCATTCCTCTTGTTATATCTGCATTTGAACAGACATACTCATTTTGAGAGTTAAAAGGAAGTATTGCTTGCTTTTGATTATTGCTGGCTGTTACTTTTCTTTGACCACTATTCATTTTATTTCCTTATTAACAACTTCCGTCTACAACATTTTCTACTGTAAAATAATACAAATATTTTCCTATATAATTTTCTGGTACCAATTGGTTACTATCTAATAACAAATCTGTCATAGGAACAACATTCATTTTTACAATGTGATGTATATTTCCGCTTGAAGAAAAATCTACAGTAGATATTCCTATCGGTCTCCATTTAAATCCGGTGGGGGGTTCGCTTACCCAGCCGGGTGGTATATATCCACCAGTTAATCCATGTTCATTTAAATTTATAGCCCAAGTATCATCTTGAAAACAATTTCCTTTTATTATTGGATCTTTAGACCATTTTTCTACTTGATGCATCCAATAAGTTCCGCCAGATATTCCTCCACACGATCCTGTTGGCCCGCTCAATCCATATGGACTGTTAAAGTTTAATTTAACCCAATTGTATCTATATGGAACTCTCGTTGATCCTGTTGGATATGTGGTATCTGTTTCATATCTTGTAAGCAAAGCAAAAAAACTTTCTTCTTGTTTTGCCATGCAACACAAAACATACATTATAAAATTTTGTTTTTCTATTTTTCTCATCAACTCTAAACGTTCAGTTTCTTTTAGAGTAATATCGTTATAGTTGTCCAAATATTTTTTAAATATTTTGTATCTTACATCTATAACTTGCTGTAGGTTTGTTTCGGCTGCTGTTATTCCAGCAAATGTTAAATTATCATATGTTGGATAATGTGGGTGTATTTCAGTGATATCAAACATATTTTTCCACATCTGTGCATTATCAACATATGGCATGTAACCAGTATCACCTGCCAAATTCATATCAGAATATACTTTTTCTGTTCCAAAATTTTCACCTAAAAATGTTAGATTTGACTTTCCATTTAACTGGAATAATTGGTTATAGTATCCCCAATGTGGGATACATTCTATTTCATCTGCACCCGAAGTAAATCCAGAGAACGTCAGTCCTCCAGTAGAACCAATCATTTCTATATTAAATTTTTGACCTTCATCTTGATACAAATAAGTCAATGAGTCTGTCGTGTAATTTATATATGCACTACTTCCCTTTGTTAATCCAGCAGGAGTATTGTCTAAAAATTTTGGAACTTTTCTTATATAATAATAATTTTTAGAAATAAATTGATCAACTGGATCGGATGTCAATGTATAAATTTTACGATAATCAATTTCTTTTGTTTTTTCTTCACCATCTTCAATAACTTTTTTCTTTAATTTAACTAGCGGTACATCTGCATTTACTATTGCAAATCTCAAATAATTTGATTGTATTATAGAGTCTGATGCATTTTTATCATCATCTATTTTTTTTTCAAAATATTTAAAGTTTACTTCGTTATTCCAATTTGTCCAAAACAAAAATCTTGGTTCACATGACGTATCTGCAGTTCCACCACATGCCATTGAACTTAGATAACTTAAATACTGAATTGCATTGTCTGAAGGTTGTTCTATTCTATTTTCTGATGGGTTGTATGGTTTATATAAAACATAATTTTTTGTTTTGTCTATATTTTTATCAACATTTTTAGTAGCAACAATATAATCTTGTTCATTTAATGCTGCTTTAAAAACATCTTTTGCTATATTTTTAACAAAATCATTTATTTTCCAAACTAAAGGTTTATAAGACAGATAATGTACCAATGATGATGACTGCATTGATTTATAGTATTTGTTTGAAAAATATATTCCAACAAAATTTTCTTCAGTTTCTGATGCGGTATTGTTTAAATAACTTACAGATGTTATGTCGTAATCAGAATATGTTCCATTTTGATTATCAAATCTTACAATTTCTATATTTTTAATTTTGATATAACTAGCAATATCTTTTATATCTCTTACAAGCAAAACACCTTCTGGAAATATAGATTGAATGCTTTCTGAAAGTTCCAATCTTTCAAATTGACATTCTTCATTTAATTGAGATATGTTCAAACTTACACTACGATCTCTAGTTTCAAGATAAACTGTTTTTATTGTAGAATAAACTGGACTGAACGGAGGTTGATCACTATTATTTGACATAATTTTATATTAGTAACTGAATGATTTCAAAGTTAATGAAGGAAGTGAACCAGCAGGAAGTATGTAAATATTTTTATTTTTTCCAGTAACAATGTCGTAATTACTTATTCCAAATGTTGGGCCGGAATCTGCAGTTGGTCCTGGGGCTGCAGCGGCGACTGATCCATAATTATTATCTGTTGGTTGTATTTTTCCAGAACCATATTGTGAAATATACACAATATCGTTTATAGGTGATACTTTATTTTTTGTTTGATATATTGGTTCTTCTGATGAATTGTCGGTAGAATAAGTAGAACCTGTAGATTGTATTACAGAAATATCATCGTTTGCTGCATCTATTCCTATAAAATCAACACCATTTTTTTGTTCTTTTATGGTTACAGTTCCATTGTAATAATCAGTATTATCTACTAAAGCAAAACTACCATCCAAATCCCAACTTCCAATAGAAGAATATTCCCAAGGAGAACCATAAGTATTTGCAAAAGGAGCCAGAATGCTTCCTGCTCCTACAACAACTGTACCGCTTGGAGAAGAGTATGGTTGTATTCCCAAAGATATATTATTTTGATTATTTTGCACATATAGTGCAGGGCTCTCAGAAAGTAATTCATATGGATCTGTAATATTATTTGCCAATAAAAATAACCACAATGAATTATTATCTTGGTATACCCTATAAGATAATTCTGTCAGAGTTGTTTTATTGTCTACTTCTTGTGTTACTTTGTTTATTAATGAATCTTCATATTCATAATAACTAAAAAAACTTGCAATAGTAAAATTACCTATTGTGCTAGTAAATGTGTTTTGCGGTAATGTTGAAAAATATCTCATTTGTTTGATTATAAGTAATCGGTGGCAATCTCGGATTTAGACCTGATTTGATTTAAGTTTGGATCGTATGTACCCGTTTCAAATTCTTGAAAAACCAATCCCAATAATGTTACTGCAGACGCACCATTTGGTAAAAATCTAGTTACTGGGTCTGCTTCATCATTTTTCTTTACAATTACTGTTTTTAAAACACATGGCAATGGTTCGCCCAAAAAAGATGCGGATGCTTGAGAAAAATCTGGTTGATTTATTCCGGGTATGGCCTCTATAGTCCATAGACCCTGTGGAAATGTTCTTTCAGGTAAATTTGAAGCAAGTGTTGGATATGATGATTTTCTAAATGTTCCACATATTGCTTCTACCTGAACTGCTTCTTCGGAATTTTTTGGAGTAAAAATGTACTGAAAAAAGTATTGTTTTCTTCCTTCAGATACCATTGTCATTTCAGTAAGATTGCTAAAACGCCTATAGGTAGATGTTGCAAATAATCTTTCATAATACGCAGTTGATGGTTGTGCCATTCTAACCATAAGATTTGATATGGAGGTTTCGTCAACTTGACCACTATTTGAACTATTTGCAATATTTGCTATAGATATTAATGGTGCAATTGGATTATCATTGCTTATTCCAAAGTCATGGGCTATCGTATAACCAGGATCTTTTGGCAGTGGTAAATATATTTCAAATTCTGGTCTTGCATTTATTCCCTCTCTAGTACGTTCTTTTTTCTTTAACGAATATGTGGCAGCAACAAACTTTAACCACATTGGCTGTTCCGACGCCGTTGCGGTAAAAGAAGAATTTAAAGGGTATCTAAATGAATTTTCGTTTGCCATACATTGATATTTATCATTTTCATAAATATTTTTATGGCATACAGAACTAAATATAAACCAAAAAACATAAAAAAATATGTTGGAAATGTTGACAATATTGTATGCCGTTCTCTTTGGGAACGTAATGTATGTAAATTTTTAGATGAAAATCATAATATTTTAAAATGGTCTTCTGAAGAAATTGCCATACCATATACCCACCCAGTAGATAATAGAGTACACCAGTATTATCCAGATTTTTTAATACAATTCAAAGATCAGTCTGGATTAAAAACATGGATGGTAGAAGTAAAACCAAAAAAGCAAACATTCTTAAAAGAAAATGCTTCTAGATCTGAAAAGGTAATATGGTCCGTAAACAATGCAAAATGGCATGCAGCAAAAGCCTATTGCGACAAAAATAATATGATATTCAAAGTACTAACAGAAAAAGATCTTTTTAACAATGAGTAATTCAATAACAAATTTAAAAAATTATTTTGAAGCCCATAATGGTTTGCAAAGAGATAACCGTTATAAGGTTACTTTTTGGGGAATAGATTTACCTGGGATGTTGGGTCAAAATGATGAATACTTTACAACTAACGTGAGCGTTGGATCCAGAGCAATAGATGCAATTGCAGATAATTTAAGTGGTTATGGACCCGGAAGAGTCATTCCAAGATCACAAAAATTTGCTGGTGGTGTTTTAGTTACATTTCCAGTAACAACAGATTCACATATATTAACAATGTTTAATGCTTGGTTTAACAGACTTCATAGTGGGTCTTTGGCAGCAGGATACAGAGGAGCACCATTTTTAACAGGATATTATGATAGTAATGTTGCAAATGCTAGTATGCAGATAACATTATTAGACCCAAATGGAAATGCAAATTCCGCATTTACTTTTTTTGAAGTATTTCCATTAGAAACAATGCCATTTAAATTAGATATGGCATCTACCAATAATTTTATGACATATACTGTTTTATTTAATTATAGAGAATTTGATTATCAATCAGCTGCTACAAATACTCCAACAGCACCAATTTTACCATAATTTTAATTTAAAGAAAGTTGAACATGAATATTATAGAATCATTAAATTCTTATCTACCAACCTATGAAGTTGTTTTGCCATTTAGTAAAAAAAGCATGTCTTTTACACCATTTAAAGTAAAAGATATAAAAAATCTTACAATAGTATTGGAAGAAGAAAATAAAAAATTAGCTTTTTTTGCAATGATAAGCATTTTAAAAAATTGTGTAACATCAAACAAAGATGAAATATTAAATCTTTGTCTTGCTGATGCAGAATATCTTTTTTTGCATATAAGAAGCAAAAGCGTGGATGAAGTATTGAATTTGATTGTTGATGATGAAAAAGTCAAACTCAATATAAATGAAATACAAACAAAAAACAATGTTAATGAAGAAGTCATAAATCTATCAAATAGCATTTCAATAGAACTAAAAACACCAACAGTAAAAGACTTATTAAATCTTAATTTATTTGAAAAAGAAGATTTTGTAAAAGCATGCATAAAAAAAATTATATTAAAGAATGAAATTTATCAAATAAACAAATTTGTACCAAATGAATTAAAAGATGTTTTGGACAATCTTCCAATTTCATTTTTAACAAAAGTGGATGCATTTATAGATAATCAACCATCTCTCTTTGCCAAGATAAAATTAGGCGATGATGAAAGAGAGGTCAGTGGGATGCTTAATTTTTTTACTTATCAGTAAAGTTTTTTGATTTAGTAGATTATTATCAAACTAACTTTACTCTAATAAATTCGTTCTCATGGAATTTAATAGATATTGAAAATATGTTTTTTTGGGAAAGAGAAATATATACAAAATTAATAAGTAATTATATACACGAAGAAAAATTAAAAGAAACGGAATTAAAATACTTAAACGGATTCTAAAATTATGAAATTATCAAAAAACATATTATTTGGTAGTGTAGATGTAGAAGCCGAAAAAAAAGTTTTAGGTGCTGCTATAACACCTAAAGAAAAATTAAAATCACAAACTAAAACTGTGGGTCCAAAGAGCGAACCTCTTCCAAAAAGTAAAGCAAAATTCCCAACACCCACACCCAAACAAAAGCCTGAACCAAAAGCAGATAAAAAGAAAACTAATGTTGATGATTCAAAAGTAAAAAAAGCAAAAATTAATCAATTAAATCCAGTTCAAGAAAAAATTGATAAATTTGAAGCAATAAAAATAGACTTGCAATCAAAGATTGAATCTCCTGATATTCAAAAAACAGTTCAAGCTAGATTAAATGAATCTACTAAAAATATAAAAACTGAAAAAGCAGCATCGACTTTATCAAATGTGTCTCAAATGGTAAATTCCAATCAAGCACATTCATCTCAAATTAATAAAATGAGACAAGATTTAAATAAATTTTCATCAACAGTTGCCGAATCATTAAAAAAATTAGAAGATAAAGGTAATTTACCTCAACCAAAAGACAACTATGAGGAGAGAGTTACAATTACTCCTCAAAATTTAATATTTTATAATAGATCAAATAAAATGTCAGCATATCCTAAATGGATGTAAAAAAAGCCCCGTAAGGGGCTTTTTTCTTAGTCATTCTCCATTTCGGAGAAGTACTTTAGAGGATCCTTTTCCTCAATTTCCTCCGATGCTACTGGGTCTTCAGTAACATCATCCTCAATGGTCTTCTCGGTAAACTGGGCACGAATGTCGTCGCCAGTTGCCTTCTTTAGACGAGCCTGAAGTTCCTCGTAACTCTTAAATTGGCTCTTGTCAGTAAACTCCTTTAGGGAGTACTGCTTCTTCCAAAGTTCCTCAAGCTTCTTATCATCCCCAGCAAAAAGAGGTGCTGGGGCTGCAAACTCGGAACGGTCATAGTTTACATAACCACCTACATTACGAATCTTGATCTTGAAGTCCGCACCAGTCCAAAAATTGAACGGATCGACTGCAACCTCATCCTGATACTCTGGATGGGCCAAGCCTTGAATCTTTTGAAAGATCTTGGTACCGTATTGATAAAGGAAGTTTTTCCCCTTGTTCTCTGGATTGGCTGGATCCTCAAGGACAAGAATGTTTGAGATGTAAGTCAACTTGCGCTTACGACTACGAGCAATGTTTTTGTCATCTTCAATACCGCTATTCCACAGTTCGGTATTGGCTTGGCAGATTGGGCACTTCTCGCCCAGAGTGGTTGGGCAGTTCTCGAATAGCCAGCCGCCCTTGCCTTTAAAGGCGTGGCTATAAACTGCGACAAACGGGGCATCTTCGCCCTCAATCTCCGGTAGGAATCGAATTACGGCGTATCCATTGCCAGCCTTATCAATTCCCGGCTTCCAAATGCGATCATCCTTATAAGACTCTTTGGAATTTAGTTTATCCAAACGCTCAGTTAGAGATGCGACTGAATTCTTACTCTTCTTCTTAAAATCTGAAAAACCCATAGTATTGTCTTTCCCCGAGGAACTACCTCGGCCTAATAGTTGTTTATATTATATATCGTCGTTTTAGTTAGTCAATTGGAAGCTTACGAGATTTGGATTTTTTAATTAAATTCAACTCTTGGGCTTCATATTGAATTTTTTCAATTAAAGGTTTAGAAAGAAGTTTTCCAGCAGCAGATGGATCTAATCCCATTTCTTCTGAAAGTTCTAAAACACAATCCATAAAAGATAATTTTGTAGATTTTGCTCGCTCTACAACCTTACTTGAAAATTTTTCTTTGGCATTATCGTCTATATACATGTTCTAATATACCACATAAATAAGAAAGTTCAATAATTAGATAGACCTAAATATTCTAGAACTATTTAGAGGACCAACATGGCCGTAGACAATAACGATAATATTATAATCGAAACATCTGGTTTATCAGCATATGTAGCCACAGACGTTGTAAGATTTGACGGTGTTACAGCACACTTTCAAATAATGAAATTGGCCCATGGTATTTGTGGAGCCGCTAATATTGTTTCGTCTGCAAGCCCATTGCCCGTAACAATTGCAGCAGGAATGACCGCTACAATTTCCGGATTTACTGGAACAATCCAAGTACAGGGTGTTGCTAGCGGATACCCATTGGCTGTATCTGGTACAGTAACTGCCACTGGCCTATCAGCATCACCAGTATATGTAACAACACCATCTGGATCGCGTGTTGAAATTACTGGCGGAATTCCTTTAACAAAGACAAAAGATTCAATTTCTGTATATGGACCATCTGGATTAACTTATATCTACACACTATTGGTAGATCAAAATGGAAATTCGCTAGGATATTCTGGTGGAGCACTAAACGTAAATGTTGTAGGTGCAACAATTAATGCTACAATACCCTCAACAGTAACAGTTGTCGGTCTTTCTGGTGCAACAGCAGTAAAGGTAACACTAGGCGCAACTGCAAATATCAACGATACAAGCATTTTGTTGGGAATGACTGCGCTATACGGCCAAGTAGTAGGATTGAGAGCGGATCTTGCTGGCCTTGGAACAACAATTCCTTCAGGATTCACTGGTAACCGTCTTTCAGTATCCACATCAACTGTACAAATGGATTCTACTGGTGTAACCTGCATAAATGGAATTCAAATTAAAGCAAACTCATCAAATACTGATATAGTTTACATAAACAATACCAGTGGCATGACTGCAGGATATGAATTGGATCCTGCTCAATCAGTATTCTTAAAATTACAAAATACTAATAAAATTTACTTAAAGGCCAAAACAGGTACACAAGTAATAAGTTATTTTGCAAGTTAAAAAATGGCATCTTCATCTTTAATTGTTGTAAAATCCACTTCCTCATACACATCTGAATTTGTAGGATCAACTTCAGACCCATGTATGACTAGAGGTGTACTGGTAGGATCTCCAGATGTCTATACTACTGGAAATTCATTTTACTTTGATTACTCTGGTTCTAAAAATTCATCAGATTTAAAATTTTTAAAGAAGTTTTTTGATAATCTATCTACAGGAAGCACTTTTAATTTTTCATCTGGAATTTATTTTGTCCCAGAAACAGGAACTCAAACAACTTGGAGTGGGCAATTTACATTAAGAGGAAAGACTGGTTCATATAATGAGTATCTAAGTTTATCAGGAGTATCTGGTGTTTCGTCTTTGACAGGTCCAAATTACTTCTCATCACAATTTACATCACCATTACAATTTACAGCAACATCTGGTGCAACTGCACAATTTTTACAAAACTATCTTCCAAAAGAAGATCCATTTAATTTTTCTTATCTTGGTGTATATGGATCTGATTATGGTTTTCAAGAATATTTACAAGTTGACATAAGTTCTACAAACGCTGGAAGATTGTTAATTAAAAACTCATTAAAT